GTCGACGGCTTGTTACGAGTGCGAGAAGTGTAATGAGCACATTCCGCACGCTAAAAAGCGTTGGATGGTTGAGCGCGGTGAGTGGCGCGAAACTAAGCCAGGGAATGGCAGGCATGTCGGCTTTCATATTTGGGCGGCGTATAGCTATAGCCCCAATGCTGCGTGGTCAAACCTTGTCGAGGAATTCTTAGAGGCAAAGCACGACGCAGAGCAGCTCAAGACATTTGTAAATACGATTTTGGGCGAAGTTTGGGAGGACGAATACGCAAGCAAGGTCAGCGGTGATTCCTTGATACAGCGTGCTGCTGAAGAAAAATACAAGCAGGGCTCACCACCAGCTGAAGTGTTGTTGCTGACGTGTGGCTGTGACTGTCAGGACGACAGACTGAGCATGAGCGTTTGGGGTGTTGCGCGAGATGAGGAGATGTATTTGGTGGATCGAATTGTTCTTCATGGATCACCGTCTAGGCCGGAAGTCTGGAAGCAACTAGATGAGGTACTGCAAAATCCTTATGAGACAGAGGATGGCCGCAAACTAAACATCGAGGTCTGTTGTATTGACTCTGGTGGTCACCACACCCAAGAGGTGTATGGCTATGCGCGAGAGCGAGCGGCGATGGGCGTAATCGCGATCAAAGGTATGAACGTCAAAGGCAAGCCACCGTTAGGCAAGGCAAGCAAGGTTGACATCAACTTCAAGGGTCGAGCGATGAAAAATGGCGCTCAATTGTTCCCTGTGGGCGTTGATGGAGTGAAATCATTGTTGTTTGGCCGGTTGAAACACAATGATCCTGGCCCTGGATACCTTCACTTCTATCCAACAGTTGGTCCTGACTACTTCCAAGAGCTAACGGCCGAGCGACAAGTTCTTAGGTATCGCAACGGCTTTCCAGAACGTGTTTGGGTCAAAAAAAGCCAAAGTCCGAACGAGGCATTGGACGAAATGGTCTATGCGTATGCCGCTTTGCACCGCATGTACCAAAAATTTGATCGCCGGAGCATTTGGGATCAGTTTGAGCGCCGTAATGAGCCTAATAAGCCGTCTCAGCTAGGATCGAGGCAGCAAAAACGGCCTAATCGCCGTAATTTCGTCCAAAGCTGGTAGTCCCGTGAACATCCCAAGCGAGATCCGGGCTGGTGACACCGTCAAATGGAGAGATGACTCTTCGACGGATGTTTTCGGCAACGAAATCAAGAGTGACGAGTGGACCCTCAAGTACTTCTTGAGGACGAATACCGCTTCGGAGGGGCATATTTCGACAGGCAGTGTTTATGCCACTGGCTGGGAATTTACGATTTCCGCGACCGATTCAGCAGGATTTGACGCTGGAAACTGGTATTGGCAGGCGATTGCAACCAAGGGCAGCGAGAAACTCACTCTTGGCTACGGCACGCTGACTGTTGAAGCGGCTCTGGAGTACTCAGGCACTCCTGGTGCTTTCGATGGTCGGACTCAAGCCAGAAAAGATTTAGAGGCTGTTCAAACAGCGATCCGAACTTTGATCAGCGGTGGCGCTGTTCAGGAGTACAAGATCGGCAACCGCAACCTAAAGCGATATGACTTGCCTGATTTGATTCAGCTAGAGGGTCGGTTGAAGGCAGAGGTAAAGCGTGAAGAGCAGGCCGAGCTGATCGCCAACGGCCTTGGCAATCCACGCAACATGTTCGTGAGGTTCAACTGATCATGGGTATTCGTTCAACCGTCATGAACTTCTTGGGCTTTGGCAAAGCGCCTGCCCGTGTATTCCGTCGTGCGTATAGCGGCGCGATGGTTTCTCGTTTGACATCGGATTGGATGTCGACGCAAGCCAGCGCTGATGCTGAGATCAGAGGCAATCTGCGCAGGCTGCGGGATCGTTCCCGCGAGATGGTGCGGAACAATCCGTATGCGCGGCAAGCGAAACGGACAACGCAGATCAATGTGATCGGCACCGGCATCAAGCTGCAATCTCAGGTGCTGCAGCTGCGTGGCAGCAAGCGGGACAACCGCATTAACAACGAGATTGAGGCCAAATGGTCTTATTGGACGCGGCCTAACGCTTGTGACTGCTCTGGTCGGTACAGCTTCCACGATTTTGAGTGGCTGGCTGCTGGCGCGATGTGCGAGTCAGGCGAGGCGTTGTTCAGGATTGTGCGTCGTCAGTTTGGTGAGTCGAAGGTGCCATTGGCGCTGCAGATGATCGAGAGCGACCTACTGGACGAGTCATACAACGGTGCTACAGGCAAAAAGGGCAATGAGTGGCGCAACGGTGTTGAGGTTGATGAGTGGGGTCGCCCTGTTCGGTACGCGATCCTGACTCGCCATCCTGGAGACACATTTTTCCAAGGCAATCCTGTTCCTGACAGGAAGCACGTCTTTCTGCCTGCAGATGACGTAATTCATCTGTTTATGCCTGAAAGGCCAGGCCAAAACAGAGGTGTGCCGTGGTTCCACAGCGTGATGGCAGATGCTCATCAGCTGCAGGGCTATGAGGAAGCAGCCGTGATTCGTGCTCGTGCTGGCGCGAGCATCATGGGCTTCATCACCAACAATGAAGGTGAGCTGATTGGTGACGACGTTGAGAACAGTCAGCGCATCAGTGAGTTTGAGCCCGGCACTTTCAAGTATCTGTCGCCGGGTGAATCGGTCTCAGTTCCTGATATTGACTCGCCAGATCAGCAGTTTGAGATGTTTGTCAAGAACAAAGTTCGGCGCTTTGCGTCAGGCTTTGGCTGCTCGTATGAGACCTTGTCTCGCGACTTCAGCGACACCAATTACAGCAGCTCACGACTGTCACTTTTGGAGGATCGTGAGCACTGGCGCGTTGTTCAGAAGTATCTGATCGACAACCTCCACATGCGGGTGTTCCGTGAGTGGCTGAATCTTGCAGTCCTCAGTGGATACTGCGATTTCCCTGATTACGAGCTGCGGCCTGAGCGTTATCTTTCTCCGCGCTGGATGCCGCGTGGCTGGAGCTGGGTTGATCCGCTGAAAGAGGTCAAGGCTTACCGCGAGGCTGAGCAAGCTGGCTACATGACGAAGCAGCAGGTCATTGCCTACTCCGGCGGTGATTTTGATGACAACGTCGCTGAGCTTGCCCGTGAGCAGCAAATCGCTGCTGACGCTGGAATCAAGCTAGACAAGGATCTTGATTTGACTGACGAGGCTATGCAGCTCTCGTTGCTTGAATCAGAAGAGCCACAGCCCACCCGCAAGCGGACAAATGGCAAACGTAAACGGAGTTGAGATTGACCTTATGCCCAATGAGGGCATGAGGACTGAGGCTCAGCGTTATCGCGATTGGAAGTCTGATGGTGAGGGTGGCGGCACTGACGTTGCTCGCACCAGAGCGAGTCAGATTTTGAGTGGCAATGAGCTGTCACCGGACACAGTTGTGACCATGTCAGCTTGGTTCGCAAGGCATGAGGTGGACAAACAAGGTCAGGGATTCAGCCCTGGCGAGGATGGTTATCCCAGCAATGGAAGGGTTGCTTGGGCGGCCTGGGGCGGCGATTCAGGCAAGTCTTGGTCAGACGCTCGCTCAAAGCGAATTAAGAAAGCTCGGGAAGGTAGACAACTTATTAGCAATAATGAGGAAGAACTCTTGACTTCTATGGAGCAGGAACAAGAAAGGGCAGCACCTGATGCCCTGAAGACGGGAGACTTTGTCTCTTGGAATTCATCAGGTGGTCGCGCTGAAGGTCGTATTGACCGGATCGAGCGTGACGGAACCATCGATGTTCCTGACTCTTCATTCACGATTACCGGCACCGAAGACGATCCTGCGGCGCTGATCACTCTTTATCGCGATAAAGAGGCGACTGATCGGAAGGTTGGGCACAAGTTCAGCACGCTGACCAAGATCGCTCCTATCCGGGCTGAAGAGCCTGAGCAGAAGCGTTCTGTCGTTGGTGAGCGTATGCAGCGCACTGAGGCGACCGACATTCGCTCTCTCGATGAGCGGACTTTTGAGTTTCCTTTCAGCTCTGAGTACCCAGTTACGCGGTACTTCGGTAGCGAAGTGCTGAGCCACGACAGCACTGCACCTAACTTCATGCGCCTGAATGATGGCGCACCGTTCCTCTTTAACCACAATCCAGACAAAGTTCTGGGCGTGGTCGAGCGGGCCTATCTGGATGAGGACAAAAAGCGTGCTTACGCAAAAATCCGCTTTTCGCGCTCTGATTTTGCCAAACAGTATCTAGATGACGTTAAAGACGGCATCTTGCGCGGTATTTCGTTTGGCTACTCAATCGATGAGGTTGAGCAACGCGAAGAGGGCGTGCTTGCTACTAGCTGGACGCCTCACGAATTGAGCCTTGTTTCGATTCCGGC